TACCAAACAGTATTCCATGGATTTCAGGTAATTCAAGCGGTAATGTCGGTATAGGAACTATAACGCCAACTGCAAAATTAGATGTTACAGGTAATACTAATATAAGTGGAAATGTAAATTTAAAAGGTGATGTTGTAATTGGTGAAGATGATAGTGATTTACTTACAATTGCGAGTAAAATTAATGTTAATGGAAATGAAAAAATATTACTAGATAAGCCAGTATTATCCGATAAAGGGAAAATTGTAACAGTTAACGCCACTGGAGATAATTTAGAATATGGGGCGAATTTTAGAGAATTGGCATTTGCTCAAACAATTATTAGTACCGGTAAAAAAATTACTGGGTATGCTAATCTAGAAAAATGGTTAGATTTTTCATCACATAACACTACTATATCTGGTTTTAATACTGATGTTTCTGTAACAGTTGCACAAGGAAGTAAAGTTAAAATTAATTGTATTACTGGTGTTTGTGATAGTATTGGCAATGGTTTTTTCGCATTTCGTTTAGGAAAAAAAGTAGATGGTGATGTTATATGGGGAAGTACTAATGGTATTTCAGCAAATAGAAATGATTATCAAAATGACCCGAAAGGAGACAATGAATATTCTAATAAAAATCATACTGGTCAAAATACTTCAGCTGTCGGCGCTAATCGCATTGAATGCTGGGATTGGATTTATGGAGACAGTATTGGTTTATTACAATGTGTAGAACCATATTTTGTTGATACTGACCCTACTAATGGATTATCTGGAACACATAATGTAACTTACTTTCTTCGTATTAGATGTGAACATCCTAGTGGTACAAATGACTTTTTTTATATGAATCAAGATTCAGATGAAACACCAGATAATAATAGACAAATATGTGCTACTATATTAACTGTTCAAGAGTTAGGTTTAGGAACCATTACATCATTTACACAAGAACAAGCTCTGGCCGGTGCTGGTGGTAGTGCTGCTTTCACACATTATGTTTCAACTAATCTTGATAACGCTGGATGGTATCAAAATAATATTTTTAACGATATTATATATGGAAGTAATAGAAGTTGGTCAAGTTCTGATAATGCAAGTTATCCTCATCATATTTCGTGTGAATTTAATACTCCACAAATAGTTACAAAATATAGATTATGGCCAAGGTATCATGCAGATTGGAGAAAAGATAATCCTAGAACTTGGGAATTACGAGCATCTATAGATAAGGCAACATATGATTCTGGTAGTTATTATATATTAGATTCGCAAAATTTATCTGGTGCTGATAGTAATGCTGGTGCTCTTACTGGTTGGCCTACTGCTGCATCTTTTACATCTAGCACTGTAAATGCTTCCAATAATTTACATTTAGCAAATGAATATAATTTATCAACAATAGGAGCATATAAATATTATTTATTACATATTACAGATAATTTTAGTGGTACTAAAATTGGTTTAGCAGAATGGGCACTTTATGGCGGTGGTTTCACTATTCCTTCACAAATTGGGAATTCTGGAAAACAATTAATAACAAATGGGAGTTCATTGAGTTGGGGGTCTCCAGCTTCAATATTAGTTCCAAGTCCAGTTTCAAATGCTGGAAAAGTATTAAAGGCAAATGCAGCAGGAACTGGATTAGAGTATGGAACTTCAGGTAAAATTTTACAAATTCAACAATTATTTTATAAACATGAAAAAGAAGGAACAAACAATACACCTGTAGCAGTTACTCCTGCATTTAAACAAACAATTTTATTAGATTCTACTAGTAATTATGTATCAGTTTTAGCACAAATTTCAATAAGTGCTGACAACGCTAGATGTCCTGATTGTCGTCTTGTGAGTCATACTTATTCAAGTGAATCAAATATGAATAACCATACTTCCCCAACTACTACAATATTAGGTGAAGCAACATCCGCGCATATTCCAGGAGATTATGGTGTTACTGGTTGGTTAGGGGGGAGTTATATATATCATATAGATATGTCAAACATTACGAGAGAATATATTGATTTACCTGGAAGTTTATATGTTGCATATGAACTTTATTTCTGTGAACGTAGAACTAATGGTACAATGTGGTACTTAAATCGTACACGAGACAATAGTGTTGGTGATAATGATCATAATGAGACATGGGGGACTTGTGCTATTTCTAGTATGATATTAAAAGAATTTACAAACACACCTATAACAACAACAACTTTAGAATAGTCGTAAAATTAATTTAAATATTATTTTATAATAATAAATAAATATGAGTAATTTTAGAATTGGTAATTGTCTAAAAGCATTATATTCAGATGCTGAATATATTGTTGGCGAGGATTATAATTCATTACAATGGTTAAGTAATAATATAACAAAACCAACTGAAATTGAAATAGAAGCAAAAAGAATTGAATTACAAAATGCTCTACCTATGAAAATATTAAGAGAAAAAAGAAATATAAAATTAAATGATACTGATAAATATACAAGTATTCCGGATTGGCCTCACGCAACAGAAGAAATTAAACAATCCTGGTTAGATTATCGTAAAGCACTTCGTAATTTACCATCAAATTCTTCACCGCAATTAGATGAAAATGGTGAATTAAATAATGTAACTTGGCCAACACCTCCATCTTAACTGAATACTGAATTATTTTGGTTAAATTAAACTCGTTTAAGAAAATAACAATTATATATAATATATGACAGAAGAAACTAAAGTTACTGAATTAGAAAATTTAGAATCTTCTAAAAATGTTTCAGATGTTCCTGTTAAAAAAAAAAGAGGTAGAAAGAAAAAAATTAAAACACCAGAAGAGATTGAAAGAGAACTTAATAAACCTAAACAACGTCGAGGACGTAAACCCAAATCTCATATGATTGAAAAAAGAGATATTTCAGAATATATAAATAAAAAAGATGAAGAAGAAACAATTATTTTAAATCTAAAAATTAAAAATCCATCTGAAAAATGTAATGAAGCATTAGAATGTCAATTTAATTATAATACTGAATTAATAAATAATTCTTCAATTGAATATCCATCAGCATATGATAATGTAAATAGTTTTTCATCATTGCCTTCAAATATTAATAAATGTAATAGTATTGATAAAAAAGAGAATATAATGAGAAATATTGATAAAAAAGAAAATATAATGAATAGTATTGAAAAAAAAAATACACATACATGTTTAGAAGAGTTTATTGAAAATAAAAAATGGATAGATAATACAAATGTATTATGTTGGTGGTGTTGTCATACATTCGAAAATAAACCATTTGGATTACCAATAAAATATAAAAATAATAAGTTTAGTGTAACTGGTTGTTTTTGTTCATTGGAATGTGTCAGTTCATATAATTTTAATGATAATAATAATATGTTAGATGTATGGGAATGTTATAGTTTAATAAATTTACTTTCACAAAAATTGAACTATAAAAATATAATAAAATTAGCACCTCATAAAATTTCATTGAAAATTTTTGGTGGTAAATTAGATATAGAAGAATTTAGAAATTTTACAAATAGTAATAGAATAATTAATGTCCTTGACTATCCTATGATTGCAACTAATCAACAATTAGAAGAAATTAATTATAATACACAAAATAATATGAATAATTTTATTCCAATTGATGAGAATAGATTGAGAAAAATTGAACAAAAAATAAAGTTATCACGTTCGAAACCTCTCAATAATAATAAAAATACACTTGAACACACAATGAACCTTAAAATGACAACCTAAATATATAATTTTATAATAACTTTACTTACAAATTTTATTTACATATACTCAAACATTGTTTTAACACCATTTTTTTTATTTTCTATTCTAGTAATATATTTACTAAATAGTAATTCTTCTACTTCTTTTTCCCGATGTTGTTTAATTTTATCATCAACTTTTTTTTCATTTTTTTTATCTTCGAGTAAAAGTTTTCTCTTTGTTTTCCAAAACTTTTTGTCATTTTTATGTTTATATCCAGTCAAATTTTCTAAAATTAATCCATATAATTGTAAACAAGGTTTCATTATCTGATTGGTAATATAATGTCCATAATCTGGTGTTAAATTAGTTTCTTCAATATATTTTGGATCTTCAATTTTATCACCTTGTAATTTTTTAACAATTTGATTTTCTTTTACTTGTATATAAACATATGGGACCCTATCATTAGATTGAGGTGCATTTCCTGGATCTCGTTTTTTAATTCTATCTGCCAGAACTTTATGAGCAATTTGTTTTGGATTTTTGTAAAAACCTCTTAGAGTTTTTGTAACTATTAATTCTTCCATTGGATATTCTCCATTTGTCAATTTATTCAAAGAATCATCTAAAAATTTCAATGATTTTTTAATATCTCCTTCATTCAAAATTATATTTATTAATCCTCCATAAATTATCTTTACAATATTTGCATTGTCTCTTCGCTTCAATACAATTCCCATAGATTTCTGTTTAAATTTATTTACATCTTGTTCATACAAATTACCAACATATCTTTTTTTACTAAATATAATAAACGGATAAAACATTTTTTCCCATTCTAGACAATGAGGTGGTTTCAATTTTTTCTGAAAATCTTCTGATAATTGTTCGCCAACTGTTACATTATATTGTAAAATATTTTGTTTTTCTGTTGGATGACCATAATGTGAATAGTCTTTTAACTTTGGTAATTTTATAAAAACGCTGTCGGTATCTCCGTAAACTACTTCACATTTGTATTCTTCTTCTGCAAATTTTTTAGCAGACATAATCAAATTTCTACCAGTAGCGGTAGTGCTTGCGGCAAGTTCTTTCATATAGATTGGACTTGTTGGTGCACCTACTTGACCATACAATGAATTAGCGGTTAGTTTATAAGCTAATTGAAGACCATCTAATACTGCTTTTTGAAATTCATTTTGAGTATCAACATTACTATTAATGTTTTTTTTACTTATATCAATTGTATCAATATCTTCTACTTTTAGTTTTATAATGTTATCATCTTCATGAATAATATTACCCATATATTTTTCACCTGAAATTAAAGTTATAGTTTTCCATGTAATTTTTTTTCGTGCAGCTTTTCGTTGCTTTAATAATTTTTGTAGAATACGAGGAAGTAATCCCTTTTCACCATCAGGAAATTGAACATATCTACAAGTTTGTTCACCTATTTTATTTTTGGCGTCCCCTTTTCCTTTAAAAATATCAAATGAAATATCAACATATTCAAAACCAGGTAAATTATTGTATTTTTCATCTAAAATAATAGTATCATGAGATATATTTTCACTAATCATAGAAGATGGATATAGAGAAGCATAATCTAATACAGATATAGGAGCATCAATATAAATACCTGGGATTGGATCGAGAACTATGGCACCTTCAAAACTTTCATATTCAGGTTTTGGAGAAAGACACGATTCGTCTTTACAAAAATCATCAAATGAACTATTATTTATATTGCATATTTCACATTTCCACTTTTTATCTTGATACGGAATTAAGAAATTATCTTGTTTACATTGTTTTGCAACCAAACTAAATAATTTTACTCCTTGACCTCTTAGAAAGATGTATGAAAAAGGAACAGAACATACATTACTCATACCAATATTATTGGCAATTATTTCTAATTTAATGATTAAATAATTACATAGAACACAATCTTGTATACAATACTTAGCAACTCTAGCTCTATCATCAGAAGTTCCACTTTGACATTTGAAAATTTCTTGAGGGGTTACATCGTCTTTAGCTAACCCCCATTTTTTATAATTAATATTTTTATCAAAAATATCATAATCTGTTTTTATTATTATTGAATTATCATTATAATTTATTTCATCTATAAAATATTTAGCTCCATCTAATTTTATATAATTATTTTTTTGTATACCAATTGGATTATCTAAATATAATTTCATTTTATCATTTTCATTTTGTATTTTTTTAACATTGCCATTTATAAAATGAGATGCAACATTATCTAACTTATAAGTATCTAAATTAAAATTCTTTTGAACTTCTTTCATTAAGTCTATTACTACACGTCCTTCTGTTGAAATATATTTTAAGAAATTATCACCTAATGCAGAAGATGATAGACATTTCTTAACCCAGTGTTTTTTACAATACCCCTCATCATCCATTTCACACTCTGAAATAGGTTCTCTTAATTTTCCAAGATTACAAAAATATTCAACACAATTTAATTCCATTGATCTATGATATAAATAATTAAAATCAAATCCCAAGATATTATAACCAGTTAAAACATCTGGGTCTATTTCATTGATTATTTCAACCCATTTTTGTATTAGTTCTTTTTCAGTTTTACAACTAATTACTATACTACCTGGAATATCTGAACAAGTGTCCAAAGTAACTATTATTTTTTTAAAACATTCTTTTGCCCCATATTTATGAAAGGTTGTTCCAATTTGAATTACCGGGTCACCATTTAATGGTGGTAAGAAATTTGTAAATTTCTCAACAAGTTTTTCAACAATTTCAGAAGATGATAAATCATCACCTTCTTCAAGTTTATTTTCAAATTCAAAATAAGCAGAAAGATTTCTAATTTTATTTCTTTTTATACTTTCTTTTTCAAATTGTAATTTTCCTTTTAATATTGATAAAATATCTTCAATCTGAATTTCTAATTTATCAGTTATTTTATCAATATTAAGTTCTTGTTTAAAATTTAAACTTTTATTTTGTAATGTATCTAAAATATATTTGAAAATCTTATCTTGCTTTATTTGTTTTATTTCATTATTTAATAAATTATGATAATCTAATAATCCGTGAACAAATGAATCATATGTTTTAATTGCACACGGAAACGACCCGTCGTATGAATTACATTCAATATCAAAACTACCTATTATAAAAGGAGCAATATTAGTAGATTGATAGGGCTTTACATCCTTCCAATTAACATTATAAGTTTTACCTTTTTTAACATTAAATTCATCTGTTACATTATATTTAGAGTCTGCAACTTGTAACCATCCACTTATTTGTAAATCTTGTTTATGAACAAATCGCAAATAAGGTTCAATATTATTTTCATATAATTTAAATTTTATATTATATGGTCCAAATGATATTTTTTTTAAAAATAAATTACTAGCTATTTTCATAGCCCTAAAATTAGTAAATGATAAATAAATAAATTTAAAAGGTATATTATTATTAAATCCCCATAAATCCTTCTTTCTAGAAATTTTACAACATTTAATTGAATTTTTATATTTTTTTGGTAAATTATATTCAATATAATTTCTAAGATTATTAATTATATTATTATGGGACCCATCATTTAAATTATTTATTCCTTTTACACCAGGTAAATCATCAATTCCTTTTATATAAAAGAATGTTGGATAATTTTTTATATTTATAGAAATGTGTTCACCTTCCATATTTCTACCAAAAATTTTAATTAAGTATTTTATTTTAATTGAATCTAATTCATCTTCATTATATTCGCTATAATCAGTAACTAACCAATCAATAGCTTGAAAAATTAATGATGACATATTATATTTTATTATTATTATTAAAAATAAAATTCAAATTTTTAAATATATTTAATTAAAATAAATGAACCTATTTGATTTATTTGTATTGTTATTAATAGCTTTTTTTGGCGTATTTTATGTTCGTGAACAATTTACAGAAGTAGAATATGTAAAAAGTAATATAGATGGTAATGAATACTTAGTTAAAACTAATAGTAACTCACAAGAAGTTGCTGATAAACTTGCAAAAATGAATCAAAAATTCTTGAAAATTATTAAAATTGCTGAAGATGAATACCCTAATGATCCTAGAGTATCTTTCTTAAAAAAAAACTATAATTCAAATCAATTAAGTGAATCTACTAAAGATGAAAAATATACATCATATTCAGTTAATAAGGAAAAAATATTATTTTGCTTAATTGCACGAGATGAAAAAGGAGACCTAATTGATGATAATACTTTATCATATGTAGGAATCCATGAATTAGGACATCTTGCAACCGATGAAATTGGACATACTGATACATTTTGGGAAAACTTTAAATGGTTGCTTAAAATCGCGCGTGATAATGGATTATATATTTATGATGATTATAGTAAAAATCCTAAGCCATATTGTGGTATTAAAATAACATCAAATATATTAGATAATTAAATCTGGTATATATTCAACATCATTAGAATATATAATAGTTTTTAAATTTGAACAATTAATATGTAAAAAATGTTGTATATATAATTTAATTGATAGTAGATCATTAAAACTAATTAACTTTTCATCTTTATCTAAAAGTTTAAATAAATTTATTTTTTTAAATATATCAATTTTAGATATAATTAAATGTGTAGTTCCAGAAATATTAATAGAGTTTTTTAATTTATTAAGATTTAACCAATTTACTTTCCTTCTTCGTCCAGTAGTTACACCATATTCATTACCTTCATTGGCGATTAATAATAATTCTTTATTTTCTAATAATTTTTCTGGAAAATCTGGATCTAATCCAGAACGAGTGTCATATATTTTACAAGCACCATATATATTTCTAATTAATTTAGGTGAAAATCCTAATGAACAAGCAGAATATGGTAATGTATTAGACGAAGTGACATAGGGATAATTACCATAATTAATATCTAACCAAAATCCCTGAGCTCCTTCACATAATATGTTTCCTTCTAATTTTTCATCCCATATATAATCTTTAAAATGTTCATAGTTACATTTATCTTCAACCCGACTTCCAATTCTTGCATATTTATCTCTATAACAAGGAGCAATTCCTTTTGCAGTAGTCCCTTGTTGTTTAAAATATTTTATCTTATCTTCTTCAATATGTTTAGGAGTTACTATATGTGCTTTTGGTGAAATTTTTATTAAATCTGTATTAAATCCATTTTCTTTTAAATAATTAATTTCTTTGAAAAATCCTTCTTTATTTACAACACAATCCGGACCTATTATAGATTTAATACCAAATAAAACACCTGAAGGTATTAAGTGTGTTTTATATTTAATACCATTTTTATATATTGTATGTCCTGCATTATTACTCCCTGCCCATCTACAAACATAGTCATATTTACCAGATTTAGATAAACATCCAATTATTTTTCCTTTCGCTTCATCACCCCATGATAATCCACATACAATATCAACTAAATTAATATTATTTGAATAATTCATATTTTTGTCATACATTATAATAATAAAATAATATTTTAAATTTAATCCTATTATTTATAAAATTTTATTTATAATCTATCCAACCTATTATACGATTTCCATTAAAATAAAAATCGGTATATTTTTTATTTTGATATTTTATTAAATTGAAATGATCTAAATATATCAAATGATATGATGAACATTTTAGTTTTATTGAGAATGAAAAACGATTAAAATAAGAACAATACCTAAATTTATTTCTTAAATATCCTGAAACAAATTTATTTTCATACTTTATAAAATTTTTTTTCCAATAAGATTTGAATTTTAATTTCATTTCTAATAACATTAACTTAAATACTTTTTTATAAATTATATGCTCTATCATTAAACAAATATCTAATGGTATACCATATTCTTGTAATGTTAAACTCATATTTTTGATTTAAAAATATTTAAATTTTAGTTAAATATTTACTTTATTATAATTGATTTTTATTGTATTATACATTATAAATTACATATTTATTTTTTAAATTCATTATACGAAAATAAAAAATTTAATAAAATCATAAATTGATTTATATTTTTAATTATATTTCAATATATTAATAATAATAATGAAAACGTCTATTTTCAAAGTAATATATTGGATAAATAAAAAAGAAAAACACACTTATTTATTTGTTGGAAATACATATAAAAACTTAATAAAAAAATTACAAGACAATAAAATAACTGATGAGGATATTAAAACATTAAAACAACATTTTGAAAATTATACCTTATTAGATACTTCTCTAAAAGATGAAAGTGTTAAATTAATACACGAATATATTTTTGAAGATGATACTATTTATACAATTAAAAATAAAATTGCATATCATATTAAAAATATTAATTTTGATCATATTTATTTATGGGGTCTTCAAAAAATAAATAATTATGAATTAATTGATATTCTAACTAATATTTTTAATAGTGATGACAAATTAAATACAACTGAGATTAATTATATTTTAGAAAACTTATTTCAATTTAAATTAGAAACATCTAATAAGGAATTTAATATACGACAAATATATGATCAAATTAGTAGCAATAAAAAATTCAATATTACGGTTCCATTAGAATTAAATTATTATGATATTAATAATGACCAAAAATTTATACCATCTAACCCATACAAAAAAATGAAAATTAACTATCGTTTTTTAGATAGTAATAATAAGTATAATCCAATTTATAAATATAAATTAGATAGTTTCAATATTTTAAAAAATAAAATTAAAACAAATATTATTAATTTTACAAATAGTAATGATATATTTAACGCTTACAAAAAAATGGATGAAACAGATGAACTAATAATGAATGGTGGTGTCAAAGTATATTTCCCATATATTTCAGATATAGACGATTATGATAATTATAATGATACATATGAAAATACTATTAAAAATACTGATGAAATTATTAATAAATTTATGTTAGACCAAAAAGATGATATTTTAAAAAATAATATATCATATGTAAATAGATTTCATGTTAAAATAAATCCTACAATTATTAATATAAAATTTAATAATTTTCTAATAAATTTAGAAGGTTTTTTTAATAATTTTATAACAGATGAAACTATACCTATGATAATTTTTAAAAAAATAAATAATAATATTTATAAAATAAATAAAAATTCTCTAGGTAATAAAAATTCTAGAAATGACAAAAAAATTAATGATAACGATTTAACTAAATGGACCGAAAATATAAATATAGTTCGAAAAAATGAATTTTTAGAAATTAAAATTTTATTTAGAAATTTTAATGATATTGCCCTAACTAAATATTTTAATTTAATAATTTTTGATAATGGTCGTGTAGATGTTATATATGATTTTAAAAAAGAAGAACCCGTTCAAATAAATGAAATTATTAATTCATTTTCTAAAGTTAATGAAATTTTAAATAAAATAAATAGAAAATACGATATTAATTTGATCAATTTAGATGATACATTATTTAATTGTAATGTTTCATATATAGATTTTTTAGATTATAATATAACTAATAATCTGACTTTTAATGATGTTATTTTATCAGAATCCAATATTAAAAAATCATTAGAATTATTTTATCCATACTTTGATGTAATTAATGAACAAAATAATTTCATTTATATTAAATTTAAAAGGATTAATAATTTCTTTGATATAGATAATGTTCAAAGTTTTATAGAACAAAATATATCTAAACCAAAAACAGAATTAGTAAGTTTATTGATGAAAAAATATAGTGTAAATAAAACTAAGGCTGAAAAAGATTATGATGAAATTAGTGATTTAATTAAATTAAATTTAACAACTACAAATAAAATTACAAAGTCTAATATTAATAAAGGGGTTTTTATTTTTCTTAAAATAAAAAATAAATTACAACTACAATTTTTAGTTAAAAATTTAATAAATAATGAAGATAATATATTAATTACTAAACTATTGTCATTTTTATCAACAAATAATGATATCTTAAAAGATAAGAATAAAATTAATAAACAAATAACAAATTTCAATAATTTTAATAAAGATGCAAAAGAAAATTTCACAGAAAAAAAAGAAATATTGAGTGATGATGATTTTGAATATTTGACTAATTCAGATGATTTTTCTATTTTAACAAATAATGAGAATGATGATGATGATGATGATGAGGATGTATATGAAATGAATGATGATGATATAAAACTACTTGCATCATTAGAAGCAGATGAATATGATGAAATTCAAAAAACAAAAGATAATACAAAAATTGATACAGAAATTAAAGAGAAGACAGATAACGAACTTAAAATTGATGTTAATATTGATTTTGAAAAATTAAATGATCCACAAGAGAAGAAAAAATATGATAAATTAATTCTTGAACGATTAAAAGAAGCGGATAAACAATTATTTAAAAAACCTTATACCACTAAATGTCAAGCAGTTCATAAAAAACAACCAGTGGTTATTACAAAAAATGAAAAAGAATATATAGATAAAAATTTTCCAAATTCTTACACAAGTGTTATTAAAGCAGGTAGTTCTGATGAGAAAAAGGAAGCCTATTATTATATTTGTCCTAAATATTGGTGTCCGTTAACAGGTGTAAGTTTAACAAATAAACAATTAAAAGACCTAGATGGTAAATGTCCAAAAGGAGAACCTCCAATAGTTTTAAGTAATAAGTCATGGGTTAAAAAAGATAAAGACGGAAAAGAATATGATGTTCCTAAATACCCTTTTCTATTAGATTCTGTATTACATCCCGATAAAAAAGAAATGCCGTGTTGTCGTGGAAAACCCTCTATTGTTGTTGATGATACAACTAAAATAGGAAGATATATTACACAAAGTAAATTACCTGCAAAAATTAATAGATATGCAACTTTACCTGATAAATTAAATAAAATATTGAATAATAAATATCCTATTGATTTTAAAATTAATGAAAATACTAATTGTTTTGTTCGTAAAGGAATTAATGATGAAAATCAATATGTATTAGCAAGTTTAATTTATGTAATTGATAATAAAAAAATTAAAAATGTCAAAGAATTTATAAATGCAGTTGAACAGAATATGACTAAGATAGATTATATTGAGTTAAATAATGGAAATACATTAAAAATATTTTTGAATCCAGATTTTAGCATTTATGACGAAAAAAATTTTGAACTTTTTAAAAAAAATATGAATTCTGATAAAGATTATTTAAATAAAATGGATTTAAATGACCTTAATAAACAAATTAAAAAAATTAATAAATTTGTATATGATGATACGAATAAATATAATAATGACATATTAAGAGAATTTATGATATTTAATTCTTTTAAAAATTTTAAACTTTATTTAACAAGTGATTTATTTAAAGGACATGAAGAAGTTTTACAACTTTTTACAAATAATTATGAATGGCTAAATTCAAAAAAACATAATATTATTATGTTTAACTCACAAAATAAAAATAGAGAAGTTGAAAAAATTGATATATTATGTTCTAAATTTATTAATTATAATACTAAATTAAATACTGATAATAATTTTGTTTTTATTATAAAAAATGAAAATATTTATGAACCAGTTGTAAGAATAAGAAATACCAATACTAAAAAGAAAAATGATATAGTTATACATAATAGTTTTTCGTATAAAGAAGATAAAAAATTTAAATATATAATTGATTTACAAAAAAAATATTGTAAAACAAGCAAATTAAAAAATTTAATTGACCCTATAAATCTTCTTAAAATATTAGATGATTTAGAATTCCCTATTAAAGCATTTGTTATTAATATGAGTTTTAAGTTTGTAGGATTTTTATTAAAAAATAATTTATTTATTCCAATTGATAGTAATATTATATCTACTAATGTTTTTAGAGATAATGATATTATAATTAAAAATTATATATATATTCATAATATTACTAGATTCCGATGTAAATTATCATCTAAAAAGATTAAACAAATTTTAAATGACTTGAATGAAAAATTAAATAAAAAAATTTATAATATTAAAGAAATATTAACTGATAATACTGAAGAAATTGCTATTATATTAGAAGATATACCTAATAATATTATTCCTCTTAGAATTTTAAATAGTAATATGGATTTTTTTATGGAACACATTAAAGATGAAACTATATTTTTAGGAATTGAAAATAAAAATGATACTTCTTCATATATAAATAATTATGAAAATATTACAATATTATATCAAGATAAATTAAAAAATATTATTAATCATATTGTTGCAAATACAAAAACATTAAAAAATATAGAAATGTTAAAACATAAACATAATCCTTTTCCTAAAAATATTAAAATTGAAAAGATTAAAACTATAATTATAAATATAATTCAAAAAGATGATAAACTTATATTAAATGAAGAAGAAACAAATAATATAATTAATGATATATATACAAAAGATTTATTATATATTTTACGAAAAAATGACAGTGATTTAAAAGTTCAAAAATATGAAATTGTTTTCAATCAAGATGATATATTAAATGATAAGCTAAACAAATTAAATCAAAAATTATCAAATCCTTTTAAAAGTATTGAAAATAGTATAGAGGATTATATATTATATAAGGGTGTTACTATTCAACCAACTAAAAATGATATATCTTATAAATTTTTAACAGATACATATAAACCATTACCAGAATATACTTGGAAAGACTTGTTGCCTTTATATGAAATTAATTTAGCAACAATTGAAGATATAGATGAGCAAAATACAATGCAATATTTAATAGAAATTTTTAGTAAAATTTCCAAATTAGATAAAAATTCAATTAGTGAAAAAGCATTAGAAAAAAAATTAGATAAAGAACGAGAAAATGATTTTAAAAATGATAAAAATGACAAAGAACTATTTATTGAAAATCAAAAAGAAAATATATATTTTGAAAAGATATTTGATAAACAGGATTATTTTGATAAAAATGATTTTGAACAATATAATAAAATATATGATGAAAATTATAAATATTCTTTTTATGAAATTGAAAAATTATCAGAAATTGTAAAAGTGTCAGTAATTATTCTTGGAAATTTTGAAAATAAAAGATTAACACGTGGTCATAAAATATATAAAAATGGAGACAAATATATATTGTTTAATATCGATTCTCAACCAAAATATGATAAATTTAATATAATTATGAAAAATACAAATAAATTTATATTTGATAAAAATGATTTACCTAAAAAATTTTGGAATTATATTGATGAAAAAAAAATTTAATTAAATAATATTACAATTATTATTAATATTGTTTAATAAATATGACTATTTCCATTATTAATAGTAATCCACAATTGATTTCACAATTCCATCAACAATATTAATTCTATAGTCAAAATTATCGGAGGATATTAATATAAATTCTGTATCAGTGGTGGTTATTTGATTAGTCATATCATTAAAATCTATTATATCACTATCTGTTACACCACTACCAATAATACTAGCATAGTAGTTATTAAAGCTAGTGCTGACTTTCATATTATCAGTAACTATTGGTGTATAAAGTGGAACAGTAGAAAAAAGCCCAATTGATGATATAGTCATATTGGGGGTAACCCTAAGCATTTTTGTAGTATTATTAAATATAAAATATTGTTTACCATTATGGTCCGGATGGTCCGGTGAATATATTAGAGCATCCACACCTGTTCCAACTTCAGGATCAGAAGCAGGAGGACATGCATCTAAGTCACATAATTGATATTGTGTTAATGAACCACATACATTACCACCATTAATAGCTTCTTTTAAAATTTCTCTAGATTGAGATTGAGAACCTGCACCAGTTCCACAAGAACCAGTATTAGATTCACAAGAACCCCAGTCGGTCCAACTTCCTAATTCACAATCCACAACTGTTCCAACTTCAGAATCAGAAGCAGGAGGACATGCATCTAAGTCACAAGATTGTGTTTGAGTCATACTGGCCCACGCACAATCTCCTCCATTAGATGCTTCTCGTGTAATTGTTCTAGTTTGTGTTTTAATACCAGCACCAGCTCCACATGAACCAGTATTAGATTCACAAGAACCCCAGTCGGTCCAACTTCCTAATTCACAATCCACAACTGTTCCAACTTCAGAATCAGAAGCAGGAGGACATGCATCTAAGTCACATAATTGATATTGTGTTAATGAACCACATACATTACCACCATTAATAGCTTCTTTTAAAATTTCTCTAGATTGAGATTGAGAACCTGCACCAGTTCCACAAGAACCAGTATTAGATTCACAAGAACCCCAGTCGGTCCAACTTCCTAATTCACAATCCACAACTGTTCCAATCCCACCGTCACTATCATCGCCTTCTAGTAAAATTTTTTTACAAGTTGTTCCATTACATAATTGTCCAAGATTATTTAATTTCCAGATACCACTTTTAAACGTTTCTATCGTTTTTTTATTTTTGAATATATTATATCCTATTTTAGATAATATAAAAATTACTATTAATAATAATAGGTTATTTAAATTATTTAATTTCATTTTATTTAATAATTATATTTAAAAAAAATTTATTTAAATTTTTAAATATCATAAATTATGAATACCTACATCCACATCTAAATTAAGTGAAATTAATCCCGAATCATGATATCGAACACTATTTATTGAAATAATATTATTATTATTAGTTGTTGAAAACATATGAATTAATACATTTGTATCCCAGTTTTTAGTAAAACCATCACCACTATATTTATTATGACCTTTAGTGTCATACATTTCATTAGACATTCTAGCTTGATAAAAATAAGTTTGGGAATCAATTTCACTTAATTTAGATGCTTGATCTGGATAAGCTCCTAAATTATTATTTTTAAATAAATTATGAAAAATTTCCTTATTTTCAGTAGTTTTTATTATATCATCCTGATTAAATGTTTTATTAAATTGTACTTTATATTCTAATACTTCCTCTCCATAAAAAAATATATCACATACATCTCCATGACTAACATTAATAATTGTTAATTTTGTGGAAAAGGGGGAATTACTATTAATATATTCTGTTGCTTTATCGTAGCTGGTGGTGGTGGTGGTGACAGTAGTTGTGGCAGTGGTGGTGGCAGTGGTGGTGGTAGTGTCTTCATCATTCCCATAATTATCTAGCAAATTTATTTTAGTTATGGCTTGAGATAAAAACATGTCATATGCACGAATAAAATACGAAAAGTACACTTCTCCGTTTAAAAACATTTCAAATATATTAATAACCTCCGAAAATTTTATAATACCATCACAATCCATATCTCCTCGATAATTTAAATATTCTCTTGTACCACTTGATAGTGTATTACAGGAAGACATTTATATATTATAAATATTTTTTTATCTAATTAATTAAGTTGTTTAATAGATATGACTATTTCCATTATTAATAATAAAATAGTTATTTTATAGATTAGGAATCCACATAGAAATCCACAATTGATTTCACAATTCCATCAACAATATTAATTCTATAGTCAAAATTATCGGAGGATATTAATATAAATTCTGTATCAGTGGTGGTTATTTGATTAGTCATTTTAGTCATTTCAGAAAAATCTATTATATCACTATCTGTTACACCACTACCACTAATACTAGCATAGTAGTTATTAAAGTTATTGCTGACTTTCATATTATCAGTAACTATTGGTGTAAAATTTGGAACAGTAGAAAAAAGCCCAATTGATGATATAGTCATATTGGGGGTAACACTAAGCATGTTTGTAGTATTATTAAATATAAAATATTTTTTACCATTATGGTCCGGATGGTCCGGTGAATATATTAGAGCATCGCCTCCAGCACTAGAACCCCCACCTGTTCCAATCCCACCGTCACTATCATCTGATCCAGTAGAAACAGTTATTGAATCAGACCCATTATTACCAGTATTAATAGGCCATTCTTCATTAACCATTTTATTTGTTATAATATTAGAACAATGACTATTATCAGAATTACAAACACGGACTTGAACTGGATTTTCTACATTTAATTTAATATTATTATCACCTATTACCATACGACCATCAGACCCCCCTATAAATAAACCATTATCATAACTAAATATATTATTAATTGAATTTAAATCATTACTTATTATATCATTATGATTTAGTTGATTTAATTCTGAATTTTGGTCACTTTTATTGATTAATTCTGCTAAATTATTCCCTTTTTTCATAATAATATTTTCTGTTTCTTGTTTTATTTTTTTTATAATACTATTATTTGAACCTATTTTATTTTTTATTTTATCATATTTTAAATTTTTCTCTTCATCTACTAAATTTTTAATTTTAATATATTTTTTATAAAGTAATATAATTAATATTATAAATACAACAAATATAAATAATATAACTAATTGTATCATTTATATTAATAAATAAAAATAAATAAATAAAATTATTTATAATATGGAATTTTAAATTTAAATTATTTACTAGGAATAATAGGTAAATTACTATCTACAAATTGTTGGTTAATTACAAATGAACAATTTTCACCTGCATTATCACATACTTTTAAATTTTTATAACTATCTAACTTAAAATCTATATTTCCATTACCAATACTTATCTCATTATTACTACCAATAGTTATCCTATTATTATTATTTTTAATTGGAATATCTTTAAGATTATTAATTAATAATTTTGTATTTTGTATATTTTTAGTATTATTAGATATATCAGAACCTAATTCATTTAAATCATTTACGTTGTGTTCTAATTCAACATTTTTTAATTTAATTAATGTTTCTAAATTTGAATTATTTTTATCAATTTCTTTAAAAGTTTTTTTTAAATTTTCTTCTTGGATATCTTGTTCATCATCATAAATTTTTATAAAATTATTCATTTTATTTTTTATATTTAAAATTAAATAAATTAAAAATAATGATACAATAGAAAATAATATAATCATTATTAATAGAGACGATAAATTATCTGAATTCATTTTTTGTAAGTTAATATTACTAAAAATCATATTTATTTTAATAAATATATTAATTTATTATAATTTCAGTTAAATTTATCTAAAAAATAAATTTAACATTGAAATTAATAAATCTTTTATACCAGTTCCAGCACTTCCACCACTATTAACAATATTAACATTATCAGTACTTCCACCACTATTAACAATATTAACATTATCAGCACTTCCACCACTATTAACAATATTAACATTATCAGCACTTCCACCCGTTTCAGTACTTCCACCACTATTAACAATATTAACATTATCAGCACTTCCACCCGTTTCAGTACTTCCACCACTATTAACAATATTAACATTATCAGCACTTCCACCACTATTAACTTTATGGGTAGCATCGTCAAGTGTGCACGATGTTCTATCAACAGCACCATTTTCTGCAATACATTCTTCACCGTTTCGTTGCGATTGTCTTGTTATAGTAAATGTTTTATGTTTGTTATCATTACAACCACTCCAATTTCCCTGACAATCTAATGGAGAACAATCTGTCGAATCAACACATTCTTTTTCTTCACCATCGTTAAAATCACATATTTCACCTTTACCATTTTTAGGTTTTATTACTGAATATACTTGTTTACAATTGTTATCACATTCACTCCATTTGCCTATACAATCTGTATTCTCATAATTATCGCTAATATAGTTTGTAAATTGTTTTTTTTTATTTTTTAATAATTCAGTATTATCATTAATTTTTTTTATTTGTTTATTTAAATTTTTATGTTGAATACATATAGCTTTTTTTAAATCTTCATATTCAAAATATTTGTGTATTCCATATATTATCACACCAACAATTAATATAACTGTAATCATTAATAATAAATATAACATATCAAGTGATTTAAATAAAGAAGATGTGTTTTCATTATTTTTATTAAAGAAATCCATATATATTTATTTTAAATAATATTTTATTAAAACATTAAACTTTTTAATTAAATACAAAATTCAGTATCACCATGTTTATTTTTACACTCTCCTCCCTCATTACCCTTATGTGATTGTGTAACTTTAAAAGTTTTTACATTGTTACTATCACACTCATTCCAATTACCTTTACAATCTTGATTAATTTTACAATTACCGCCACCATCAGGACACGATTCTATATGACCATTATTAAATTCACACTTTTTACCATTACCTTTATTATCTCTATATATTTTGTATTTTTTAACACAATTATTTTTAGTATTATAATTGCATGCAGAAAATTTACCTAAACAATTAATATTATTATTATTAATTTTAGATTGAACATTTTCAGTATTTTTTTTAATTTCATTAAAATCATTATCCATATTATTAAAATGTTTTTCTAAATTTTTATCTTGTAATATAACTGCTCTTTTGAATATATTAAACTCATACACTTGTTTATTGATTAAATGAATAATACCACCTATGATAAATATTACAATAACTATAATAAAAACTTCATTGATCAACATATTTTATATAAAAAAATATTATAAAAAAAGAATTAAGAAAATTAAAATTGTATTGTTATATATTTTTTTTTAATTTATCACAAATTTCTTTATCATTTTTTTCAAAATTTGATCCATTAGTATTTACATCTTCAAATATTGTATCTAATATTTCAGTTCTTGTATTTACAAATGATTTTAAATCATTAAATTCAATACCTTTATTGTAAAATATAACTAAAATGTAAAATATTAAAAATATAATTAGAAAAGCTAAAATAAGATTTAAGTTATTAGTTATAAAATTTAATGTAATTAATTTATTAGTTGGTGATAGTATACTAAATATAATGAATATTAAGAGTATAATTGATAAAACTAATAATATAAATAAATTATTAATTACAAATTTCTTAGTATTTAAAAAATATAAGTTTACATTTTCTATAATTTCATTTTCATTATTACTATTACTCATTTTATAATATAATTATATATTAAATAATAAATTATTTTCTATAAATTTACTTATAATATATGCAATTTTAGGAGCATTTTTCCAAAATAAAAGAGAATAAATTATAAATAACCAAAAATATAATATACGTATTTTTAATTTTTTTGTATGTAAAAAGCTTTTAAATGTCCATGCCGAATAACCATAACAAATATATAATAATATAAATGATAATTTCATTAAATTACCTGAAACTGATTTATCGTGTCTATTATATTCAGATGCAGACATTTTATTATTTATCAACATATAATCGTCTTTATTAATAAAAGTATTTGTATTTGTATCAGAACTCATTTTTATAATATTATAATATTATATTAAATACAATATTCATATCTACAAATAGGACATTTATGTGAAAATTTAGATATCCAATTCTTTAATCCTGATATATTTTTTGAGGGTCCTCCATAATTACAATCCCAATGAAAATTATGATTACATTTTGTATTTATTATTATATCATTGTCTTTAAAATTCGAACTACATATACTGCATAAATCATCCGATTTAATTTTTTCATTATCAATATGTGTAAAAGTAGTTCTTATATTATATTTATGTATATTTTTCCAAAAAAAAAACACAGAAGTTTTATCTTTAAGATAAAAATCGTCCATTATCCATCCATTATTAATTAATTCAACACATTTATTTATATTATTAAATATATCATAAGAATAATCATCGATAAATGAAAATTTTTTATTAATTATTCTATTAAGTATAGTATTAAAAATTCCTAAATTATTATTAGAGTTTTCATATTTAATTATATTTAATCCACCTTTTTCAATAGATATTAAATTTATATCTAAAAAATATGTATAAAAGTTCAAATCATTATATATAATATTATTATAAATATTTAAATTTTTAACTTGAGATTTTAAATTTGGTTTATTTAAATTGTTTTCGTCATATTTTATAAGTATCTTAAAATTATTTTGACTTCTATAATTACTATTATATATTTCAAAAATATTATGTATTAATCTTAAAAAATTAACACGATCATTAAAGGTATTAAAAATTATATTTATATTTTCAAAATCTAATTCATTACCATATTCATTTCCTAAAATGAAATTTTTAATATAATATTGTGATATGAAATCACCATATATTAATCCATTAAAAATTTCAACAGTTTTAACTAATTTATCTAAATTGATTTTGTAATCAATATTACAATATTTATTATCTAAACTCATAAATATTATTAAAAAATAATTTTTAAACTAATTTGTGCTTGTTAAATTAAATTGAATTTGTTATCATAAACATTGGAATCAATGAAATAAACACACCAATCCTATAATTTAAAATTTGTAATGCTCTGATAGCTCTTAATCCATCATCCTTATATAAGAAGTATTTTTTAAGATACATCATATTAGATATTATCATACATGATACAAATGTAACTATAGTAGTTAATACATATTGTGAAATGTAAGAATTAAATACATTTGAATCAGCTCTATAAGCTTTAATAATTGCCCAAGCAAATCCAAATAGAAATATATTTAAAATAACATCAATTCCTAAAAATAGATATAATTGATAATTTAATTTAGGAGGTTCGTCACCATTAATAAGAACTCTTTCAGTATAAATTTGGTTCATTATGTTAGATGCAACATATGACGATATATATAATAAGAAAATTCTAACTGCTACTAATGAGTATATTATTAATAAACTTTCTCTATCCATATTTATATAATTAAATATATTTTATAATATTAAATAATAAATAAATTATGAGTAGAGTAGTACCAATCCCAGACTCCATCAAAACTACAGAATTATCTAATACGCTAACACCTATAGTAGCTAATAAAAAATCTAAATTACCTACAGTATCTAATATAAAATCTAAATTACCTACAGTACCTAAACCTACAGTATCTAATATAAAATCTAAATTACCTACAGTACCTAAACCTACAGTATCTAATATAATATCTAAATTACCTACAGTATCTAATATAAAATCTAAATTACCTAATTTACCTACAGTATCTAATATAAAAAAATTTGCAGGTAATTTAGGTTTAGATACTGTATCTAAATTTCATGATGGGATTATTTCAAATATATTGTCACGTATTATAATAATATCTATAAGTTTTATAATATTTGAAAAATTGTTAGAAGAAAAAAAAAAAAAAATTAAATTATTTATAAATGGGAATAATAATATTAAAACAAAATTATTAGAGGTTATCTATAAAGAATTTTGGTATTTACCTTGTATTATATTAGTTTATCAATTGTTAATTA